GTATTAAATTACACTTTACTACTGACGCTGCTAATGATGCTTAATAGAAAAATTTATGAGAGATTTAAAAAACAAACTCACATCAGGTAAAAATACAAAAAATATAAAGTCACGAAAAGGTAAATCTTTTGGTTATCAAGTCTTAGGATTTGGTTCTGGTCTTCAAGCCGCACCTTATCAAATGAATTTTTTAGTTATTGCTGGTGGTGGCGGTGGTGGTTCTAATATGAACTCTGGTAATGTAGGTGCCTATGCTGGAGGCGGTGGAGGTGCTGGAGGATTTAGAATTTTAGATGACCAAGAGGTAACTCCGGGTGAAACAATTACAGTCACAGTAGGTGCTGGTGCAGGAGGAAGAACTAATGCTGCTGGAATACAATCTGTTCCAGGTGGAAATTCAGTTATAGCTTCAAGCGATTTTGATACATTTACATCAGCAGGCGGAGGTACTGGAGGCACTGGTAACAGAACCCAACCTAGCTCTCCAGGCGTAGCACACTTTAACGGCGGTTCTGGTGGTGGTTATGGTGGATCAGGTGGTAATGGAGGCGCTGGTAATATACCTGCTGTTTCTCCATCACAAGGTAATAATGGTGGAAATGGCGCATTTGGAAACTACGGTTCAGGAGGCGGTGGTGGAGCCGGCGCAGTAGGTGGTAATTCATCAAATTCAAATGCAGGTACTGGTGGAGCTGGCACAGCAAATTCAATTACAGGTTCATCTGTCACAAGAGCAGGTGGAGGCGGAGGCGGAGGCCCTACTCCAAAATCAAGTGCAAGTTTTGGTGCTGGTGGTGCAGGAGGGGGTGCTGCAGGTCAAGTTGTTCCTAACGTTTCTAATAATTCACCCGCTAATACAGGTGGAGGTGGTGGTGGAGCAGGAGGTAATTCTCAAGCTACGGTTAGACTAGGTGGTACTGGTGGTTCTGGTGTTGTAATTTTAAGTCTGCCTGACGGAAGTTATACAGGAACAGTAACAGGTTCTCCAACAGTTGCTACTGGAGTTAGTGGAAATACAGTTTTAACATTTACAGCTAGTGGGAGCTACACAGCATAATGGCACATTTTGCAAAACTAGATGAAAATAATATTGTGACACACGTTGTTGTTGTTAATGACAATCAATGTTTAGATTCAGACGGAAATGAATCAGAAAGTCATGGTCAAAGTTTTTTACAAACTCTTTATGATGAACCTAATTCAGTTTGGAAACAATGTTCTTATAATACTGTTCACGGTTTACATACTAACGGCGGAACTGCATTTAGGGGAAATTTCCCAACAGTTGGTTATGTTTACGATACAACATTAGATGTTTTTTACACAGCTAAAGAGCACGCTTCTTGGACATTACATACCGAAGATGCTACAGGATTATTTAATAAATATGAGTGGAAACCTCCTGTTGCTGCTCCTACAACACATAAAAATGATAGTGGTGTTATGTATGATTTTCAATGGGATGAAGCTAATGAAAGATGGACAGCTTATTTAATAGATGACAATGAAACTCAGTATGTTTGGAATACATCATCTTCAGTCTGGGAATAAGCTTTACAAAGTATTATAAATATGTTATAATACAAATTACTGATAATAAAAGGAAGTGATAATATAATGAAAAAAACAAATGCTATGATTTCTGGAATATTTCCAACACCTGTATATATTACACAGTTAAATAGAAAATTTATTGACAAAGAAAATAAATTTATAAATCAAGTTTATAAAAAAGATAATTATAAAAATGAAGGAAACCTTACTTCCAATGATACTTATATTCTTAATAGTCGACCTTTCAATACTTTAAAAAAAGAATTAAATAAAATAATTAAAGATTATTGCAATAAAGTTTTATCTACCTCAAACAACATAGAACCTTACATAACTCAATCTTGGTTAAACTATACTAAAGAGGGGCAGTATCATCATAAACACGCTCATCCAAATTCAATAATATCAGGTGTTCTTTATATCAATGCAGATAAAGATAATGATAAAATTTTCTTTTTTAAAGAAAAATATGAATTATTTAGACCAGAAATAAAAGAATATAATATTTGGAATTCTGAATCTTGGTTTTTTCCAATAAAAACAGGAGATGTAATCTTATTTCCATCCTCATTAACCCACATGGTAAAAACTAAAGAAGGAACTAACACTAGAATTAGTTTATCCTTTAATGTATTTTTTAAAGGAACGATAGGTTCTTATCGCGATTTAACAGAATTGATTATATAGATATGTATCAAGACGTAGATTATTGGCATTGGAAAACAAATCTATTAAAAAAAGATTTAATAAAATTAAATAAATTTATTGATTCAAACTTTGATTTATATGAAGATAAACAAACTTCAGCAGAAAATGTAATTAAAACATCTGTAGTTAAAATAATATCTTATCAAAAAATAAAAAAGTTTTTACAACCAATTATTGAATCTTGTCAACAAACTGCCAGTGAACAATTTGGTTATGATGTGAATAAAGTATATGATGCAGATGGTTGTCATTTAAACATATATAAAAGTTCTGATTCTGCAGAATACAATTGGCATATGGATGCTTCCCCACTTCCACATATGGATATTAAACTTACAATTTTAATTAACTTATCTACTAAAAAATATGAAGGTGGTAGTTTTTTTATTTTTAAAGGTAAAGAAGAACATATTAAAGAATTAGATGAACCAGGTAATATATTAATGTTAAAATCTTATTTATTACATAAGGTTACTCCTGTTACTAAAGGAGAAAGAAGAACTTTAACTGTGTTTTTAAAAGGACCATCACTTAGATGAAAAATATATATTTTATATCAGGATTTCCGAGAGCAGGTAATACAGTATTAACTTCTGTATTAAATCAAAACCCTAAAATTAAAGCTACTGCACATTCAATTTTACCAGATGTTATTCAACAGTTAGATAATATTAAAAAATTAAATATCTATAAAAATTTTCCAGATGAAAAATCTTTTGATAACTTAATAGAAAAAACATTTACTAATTATTACGACCAATGGAATGCTGATTATATTATTGAAAGAGGAGATTGGATAACTCCATATAATTTAAAATTATTACAAAAATATTTTAAAAATAATAAAATAAAAATTGTTATTTTAGTAAGAGATGTTTTAGATATATTGGGTTCTATGTTAAATGTGTGTAGAAGAAATGCCGAATTTTATATAAACAGGCAGTATGAATTTTCTGATAAAAGCACAGTAATTTTTGAAAAGAAAGAAGAATTAGCTGAAATTATTATGCATAGAGATAATTATATCTACACTGTTTTATATTCAATTAACAATTTATTAAAAGAAAATACTTTTAAAGATTATATTTTTGTTGAATATAATGATTTAGTTTCTAAACCAGATATTACATTAAAAAACATATACAATTTTTTTGACATAAAACATTTTAAACATGATTTTAATAATGTTAAAGAATTTGAAGTTAATGGAATTAAATATGAAGATAGTGTTTTTGGTGGCAAATTACATAAACTTAAAACAGGAAAACTTGAGAGACAAGAATATCAAATAAAAGTCCCACAAAGAGTTGTTGATAAATATTCAGGTTTAGAAATGTGGAGAAAAATTAATAATGAAAAATAAATTACAAGATTATGTTTTAAAAATAGATAATTTTTTAACTAAAGATCTATGTAAAAAAACTGTAACACAATTAAAAAAAGTAGAATGGACTAAACATTATTTTGGCACATCTATTGAAGAAAAAATATATCTTTCAGGAGATAAAGAATTAGAAGTTAGCCACGACATAATATCAAACAAAAAAGAAATAATGAATAAACTACATTCAGCCATACAAAAATATTTAACTTATTTAAATTTTGATTGGTATACCTCATGGTCTGGTTATTCTGATATAAGATTTAATAAATATGTTAAAAATAGAGTTATGGCTAAACATTGTGACCACATAACTTCTATGTTTGACGGAACAAGAAGGGGTATTCCAACTTTAAGTTGTCTCGGTACTTTAAATGATAACTACACAGGAGGTGAATTTATTTTACTTGACAATAAACACATAGAATTAAAAGCAGGAGAACTGTTAATTTTTCCTTCTAATTTTATGTATCCTCATGAAGTAAAACCAGTAACAAAAGGAACTAGGTATTCTTACATATCTTGGGTTTTTTAACTTACTGTTCTTCTATAATTAAATAAAATAAACAAAAAGTAATACTATCATTTAACTTTTCTATAATATAATATATTGCAATGCTACAAAAAGTAAAATTTGCACCTGGATTTAATAAACAAGTTACGGCTACTGAAGGTGAAGGCCAATGGGTTACCGGAGATAATGTTAGATTTAGGTATGGTTATCCAGAAAAAATAGGTGGTTGGTCACAATTAGGATCAGTTGACATTACAGGACGTAATACAGCTATTCACCATTTTATAAATACATCAGGAATTAAATATGCAGTCCTTGGTACAAACAGAATACTGTACGCTTATTCTGGTGGTATCTTTTATGACATACATCCTATTAAAACGACAACAACTTTAACAAGTGCATTTTCTACAACTAATGGATCTGCAACTGTTACAATAACTTTTGCATCCGATCATGGTATAAATAAGGGTGATATTATACTACTAGATAATTTTTCATCTATTACTAATTCTAATTTTGTAGCTTCAAATTTTAACGACAATAAATTTCAAGTCACAACTATACCTACATCTACTACATTAACCGTTACAATGGCATCAAACGAATCTGGATCAGGTGCAACTACTTCTGGTGGTATTCGTGTTAAACATTATTATCCAGTCGGAGTAGACTT